AAAAGCACTCAGTCTATGTTGGCATTCCCAAGGATAATGCAGGTAGAAAAGCAGGAAAAATGAATAATCCAACCTTGTTATATATTCACTCTCATGGTTCTCCTGTTAAAAATATTCCTGCTAGGCCAGTAATAAAACCCGCAATTGAAGATCAGGAAAATAGGTATAAACTTAATTCTCTTTTTTTAAAGGCTGCATTAGAAGGCATCAAAGGAAATGAACAAAATTTATTAAAGCAATTGGGCAGGATTGGGAAGGCTGCTCAAAATATGTGTAGGGATTGGTTTACTAATCCTAAGAATGGTTGGCCTCCTAATCAGCCAGCCACGGTAAAAGGAAAGCTCAGAAAAATGAGTAAAAGTAAAAGAGCAGCGGCAATGGCAGTATATAAACAAGGAGGATCTATTGATAGTCCATTGATAGATACGGGGCAATTACGGAAGTCAATTGTTTATGTGGTGAAATAAATGATAAATGTTTCTTCTCTTATTAATGACCCTGATCTTGGTGCTCAATCTTATACCATAATAAGAAGTTCTGGGTCGTTTGTGCAAGGGAGGTGGACAGAGACTACGGAAGAAATCCCTGGATTTGGTTCTGTTCATGTTTCTTCGCAAAAGGATTTGAATCAATTTCCTGAAGGAGATAGAATAAAAGGAGCAATGACTTTTTATTCTACTTCTGAATTATTTGTTACAAGAACGGGGGATGAGCCAGGAACTTCCGATAAATGTGTCTGGAGAGAAGAAGAGTATAAGTTGGTTGCGGTTTTTCCTTATGTGAATTTTGGTTTTTGGAAAGCCATCGGCGTAAGAGTATTAGGATCATAATATGGCCACTGACGTTAATTGGAACAGAATAGAGTTAGAAGATATTTTTTATAATATCACTGTTTCTGTTTTAAGTACAAGCCCTACTTTTGAGGTAAGACATTCGTGGCCGACCAATGGTGCCCCTGCTTTTGGAGTCGATAACAATATTGCTTTTTTAAAAATATTTGATTCCCCTAGCCCTGTTACACAGCAAAGGGAGAATATATATACACAAGAAGGCAGTCCTGAAACACCAAATATGGAAACTACTTATACTAGAACACTAAGGGTAGTTTGGAATTTTTATGGCCCAGATAGTTGGGATAATGCCAGGCTGCTTAAAGATGGTCTTTTTTACCAAGAGAATCATGATCTTTTGGCTGTAGATAGAATTTTTATGATTCCTGATTCAGATCCTCCTCAAAGAGTCCCTGAACTTTGGGAAGGATTATGGTACGAGCGTTGTGATTTAACAATTTATTTTAATGTCGGCGTTTCTATCAATAGAATGGTTCCGGCAATTGAAATCGTTGGCATTGTTGTTATGGATCATGAAGGGATACAAGCAACAATTAATATAGAAGCGATGACGGTTACATGGCAAGAAGATACTACTTCATGGCAAGGAGAATCTGTCATATGGTCGACATCGGTTGAAGAATATTTTTGAGGAGGTAAATAAATGACCCAATCACGGTCTTTAGACAACATTGTAGATATTAATGTAGAAGTAAGCCCTCTCGCTGCGGCTCGTTCTACATTTAATCAAGCATTGTTTATCGGTACGACTTCCGGCATTGTGGATGCTACTGAAAGATTGCGGGTATATGAAGATTCTGACAGTATGCTGACAGATGGTTATGTTGATACAGATCCGGAGTATATCGCGGCACAAATTTATTTTAGTCAAAGTCCTGCTCCTGATAAACTCTGGATTGGTTTTCAGGATTCAGGAGAAAGTTGTGTAGAAGCATTAACTGCTTGCAGACAAAAGAATCCCGAATGGTATATTGCTGTTTGTTTAGGCGCTGTTTATGCTGACCATGTTGAATGTGCTCAGTATATCGAATCCTGCAATCCTGCTTCTTTGTATGGATTTACCACTTCGGATGCAGAATGTATTTCGTCTGTTGCTGCCAGTCCCCCTGATATTTTCTCTTATTTGAAGTCTCTTTCTTATTCGAGAACATTTGGGCAGTATGCAACAACACAGTCTGCGGTTTATCCTGATAACATTTATGCTATTTGTGCAATTATTGGTTACGCTTGCGGACAGAACTCTGGTTTAGCCAATTCTGCATTTACTTTAAAGTTTAAGAGGGAGGTTGGAATTGCTGTAGAACCGTTAACAGTTTCGGAGATAACGGCTCTTGAAGGGAAGAATGGGAATTGTTATTTGTATTATGCAAATTATTATACTATTTTTGAACAAGGTAAAATGTGTGACGGAACTTTCTTTGATGAAAAGATTAATCTGGATATGCTGGTAAATAATTTACAGCTTACCATTATGGATCTTTTATATCAGAATCCTAAGGTTCCTCAAACAGATGCAGGTATTACTCAGCTTATTCATGCTTGTAATGAAGCTTGCGATGAAGCAGTTAGAATTGGATTTCTTGGCCCTGGCACATGGACAGGCGTTAATGTTTTAAACCTTAGCACTGATGATATGTTGCCGAAAGGGTACTTAGTGCAGGCAGAAGCATTATCTACTCAGTCTCAGGCAGATAGAGAAGCCCGTAAATCTGTTCCTATTTATATTTGTATTAAAGAAGCGGGTGCAATTCATAGTTGTATTATTGGCGTGTACGTTAATAGATAAATTTTTTAAAGGTGCATTATGTCATTTCCTAGTTTGCTTGATTATACTGTTTACAGTTTTTTAGATTTATCTGGTGCTATAGCTCATCCTGAATTAGGGTCTTTTGTTTTTACTGAAGGTGGCGTAGGGCAAATTGTTATTTCAATGGCGACAGATAAGTCTTTTCATGAGATCGATGTAAGAGGAACAGTATTAGGAGGGAAGATTCCTGGCAGAAATGGACAAATACATATACAGTGCCAGCAAACAAGCAATGTTCATAAATGGCTTCAGTGGGCATATAATATTTTATACGAAGCAGATGCTTCGCAATGGATGAAAATGGCTGCTACCCTTAGAAATATTTGTGGTGGTACTAGCCATGAAATAACGGGGATTTCTTTTAATCGAAATCCCGATAAAATTTATTCTTCTCAAGGAGAAATGGTTGATTGGGTTTTATTGGCGGCGAATATAATTTCTACCTCTAATCGTCCAAGCACTTTTGGGAAGAGTTTTATTAATAGACTAAGTTCTGCCGGAGAATCAATTGCCGGTAAATTAGGATTGTAGGAGGATAAAAATGGCGGAGCCTACCGTTTATAGTTTTTTAGATTTATCAGGTGCGCTGGCCCATCCTGATCTTGGTGCGTATATTTTTACTGGAGAAGGTGTTGGTCAGATTACAGTAACAATGGCAACGGAAAAATCAACACATAATGTTGCCGCAGATGGTGTTGTTATGGTCAGTAAGATTGCAGGGCATAACGGCCAAATTCAGGTACAGTGTCAACAGACAAGCAAAATACATAAGTGGTTGCTCGCTGCTTATAATGCTCTTTATGTCGGGGATACAGATGCTTGGGCTCAGATGGCTGCTACACTACGAAATACATCAGACGGCACTAGTCATATGGCAACTGGGATGTCGTTTCAAAAAATACCTGACAAGCCTTATCAGGCACAAGGACAGATGATTACTTGGACTTTTTTGGCAGCGGATATTCAGTCTTTGTCTGCCTAATTGTAATTAAAAAAGAGAGGGGAAAATATTTTGAAAAGAGAACCATTTAAAGATATTGAATTGATGGGACGAAAATGGCGAATTGGGAGATTTGATGCTTTAACAGGATCATATATCTCGGCATTGTTGCTGATGCAAGTGATTCCAATGGGGATAGAAGGGCAATTGGGAATTAATATTCCTTTGTCTGACAAGCGATCTATAATGGAAAAGAAAACTTTTATAGAATTACAACTTGATTGTTTGCATGTTTGTTCAGAAATAAAAGAAGTTGGCGGAGTTGTTGCCCCTATTCCTATTTTAATGCAGGATGGTCGCTGGGGAATTGAAGATATTGAAACGGATATTTCATTGGCAATTGGATTGACCATTCATGCTTTGATATTTAACATCTCTGATTTTTTTCAAGGCAACGCATTGAAGAGCCTGTCTCAGAGCTTCGAAGGATTGGATTTGAGCCTCTTCAATGCGAAGAAATAGATATGTTTGCCTATTCTCCTGTTATGTGCGGAGATTGGAAACAAAAAGAAGTTTGGGACGGAACATATACATTTAGAGATCTTCTAGATTGGCACGAAATGAATCGGGTTAAACAAATTAATCAAAGAAGATACGAAGAATTTCAAAGAATGATGGAAGGCAACAATGCCAGCGATTGATACTATAAAAGAATATCTGGTTCGATTAGGGTTTGATGTTGATAATAATGAATTTAATAAATTTAAGAGTGCTTTAAATGATATTTCTTCATTAGTTACCAAAAATGCATCGGAAATTACTACTCAATATGTTAATGCCGGAGCAGCCGTTGTAGGAACTATCACAACAATGGTTGGTGCGATAGTTGGCATTGCCAATAAAGTCGCCGATAGCGATATGGCGTTTCAATTATTTGCTCAAAGAATGTATATGTCTAATGAAATGGCAAAGGCGTTCAAGATAACCACTGACGCTTTGGGTCATTCATTAAATGAGATTGCCTGGAATACAGAATTAAGAAGCCATTATTTTGAACTTATGAAAGAAGTTCGAGAAATGCAGGTTCCTGGCAATGCAAGAGAAACTTACGAACAACTTAGAAGCACCGGATTTGAATTTACACGCCTTAAAGTAGAAGCAGTCAGTGCGATAGATTGGATTGTTTTTCATCTTGTTAAAATGAATAATGGATCTCTTGCAGATTTTAAGGGTTCCCTGTCATTTATTAACAATAAGATTCAACATAATATGCCGCAGTGGACTCATAATGTTGCTAAATTTTTAAACCCTTTTATTGTCTTGGGTCGAGATATTGCATTAATTATAGGCGGCATATTTAGAGCAGGATCAAAACTATTTGATTTGCTTTCTAGTTTTTGGGATAAAATGGAGTCATGGCAAAAAAATGCAATTGCCTTTAATGGTTTTTTAATTGCTTTATTTTCATCTCTGATGATAGGAGGCAAATTTGGCGCATTTCTTAAAGGACTTACTTTAATCACTACTGCCCTTTTATTGTTAGACGATGCTATCGCTCATTTTGAAGGAAGACCTAGCCATGGGATGTTAGCAGGTCTTTGGGATTTTGCAGAATCAATAAATATTTATTTCACAAAGGTAATTTTAAATGCCATGATTGCCTGGAAGCATTTTCAGGCAGCAATACATGGAAAAGAAAGTTGGGGCCAAGCTTGGACAAATTTAATGAAGGACAAAGCGGCTTCAAATGCTGAAATTGATAAAGTGCTGGCTGATATAAGAGCAGAGAGAGAGAAATCAAAAAGAGAAATTATTTTACAACAACAACAGGCCGCAGGATATTTACAGCCCCAAGTTTATGAAGTTCCGCAACCATTTAGTGGCAAGCTAGAAGGAAACGCTTTAAGCCGTATCGATAGTTATACGGAGCAAATTAGAAAAGCGGCTCAAAAATATGGTCTTTCCGAAGAGCTTATTAAAAGTGTCATATATACAGAATCAAGAGGAAGACACGATGTAGTTTCCCCTAAAGGCGCAATCGGATTGATGCAGGTAATGCCAGCCACAGCGGCATTATACGGCGTCTCTTCTGCTAATTTATATGATTGGCGGAAAAATATTGATTTGGGGGCTAGAATATTAAGTGATGAAA